CTGACCCACCAGCTCAGGGCAGGTGTAAGTCTCATCTGGCACGATGGTGCGTGTGTCGATAATCAGGTTCGATGCCCCTGCCGTGCCGCCAGTAGTTACCAAGTTGCAACTGAAAGTCACATTGTTGGCGCTGGTGTTGGTCACCGTGAACTTGTCAATAATCGCCTTGACATTGCTGGCGGTGTATTGGGTGGTTTGGCTGTTCTCTGCCTGTTTTGCAGGGATTAACACTTTTACTGTAACTGTCATTGGACACCTCCGATATTATTTGAAACTGTCAGGATTATGGACGGAATAGCTGGAACTGGTGGCGTTGCGACAACAGAAAGTAATTCAACACTGAGGTCGCTCACCGAAAACATCAGTTCAACATAATCATTGGCCTTCAGGTCGAAAAAATAATTCAGCGACGAGAAAATTTCACCGTTATTACCCTGAATCCTGATTTGGCTTGCACTGTCTGGCACATCTGTTCCGTTAAGCCTAAACCAAAAATAAAACTCTGCCGTGCCGCCGCTGGTCTTATCCAACTGAAACGAGGTATCAAAGTTATAAATACCCTCGCTGTCCACAATGATTCTTGATGTTGGGCTGCCAATAAATACCCCATTGCTCAAGTCTGTCGTGTTGAATGTAATGGCTTTGGCTGTGTTGATAACTGTCGCAGTCTGGGTGGTGGTGTCGTAAAACGACCCATATCTTGCCCGTTTAAACTCCCGTGGTGGTGGAGTCATCTGCAAACCCTCAACTGCTTTATTCAGCTTGTCCACCAATGCCAAAGCCTGATTTGCTTTGCTTTCAGCCAATGCCACAGTCACCGCAGTTTCTTGCGCTAAGGCAGTAATCTGCGCCAACGCATCATTTGCTGTTGATTGGGCTGTCCCAGTGGCAATATTTATCTCAAGCACCACATCAGGTGCAATCGCATCAACAACCGAAAACAATAACTCAAACTGCCTGATTTGTTGTTGGTCAGTCAGGAATGAGGCAAGCTGGTCACGGGTCAGATTCAGCTTGCGGGAGATTGGTGCAGTTGCCATCAGTACGCCAATGCCTCAATCTGCGCTTCTAAGCGCACATAAGACACATGGGCATCACTATCGCCACGGAAACGCTGGATGCGCCAGTTCCTCATACTGCCCTGCTGAAACCAAGCCAAACGTCTTTTTCGATTGCCAATCGTGCCGACATAAATAAACTTTTCTTGTGAATAGGTTTGTCCATCCAGCGAATAACTGGTGCTAATTTGCGGGTTATCACCAAGCGCAATGCTTCCAGTCAAACTAACAAGTTCCATCTCGTTAAAAATTGCCCCGTTGCTTTCGTTGTAAACAATCAAAGTGCCAAACTCCCATCGCACCTGTTGCCCCCAGTGATGGCCTATATCCTGCACCAAGTATCCAATGCTGGTACTTTGAGGGTCACCAACCATCCACTTGTCGTAAACCCAAACCATGTTTCTTGCTCGGTATTGTGCAAATCCAGTCAAAGTCGTGGTCAGCGTAAACCAAACCGCCGTTTCTAAAGCTTTGGACGCAGAGGCATCAAAGACTATTGTGCGGTCAGGCAGGTGGACATATAGATGCTCATGGTTCTTGTCATTCCTCGCCTCTAGCTTGACCAAAGCCAGTTGAGCCTCGGTGTATTCCAGCAGGAGATTGTCGATTTCTTGTGTGCTGATTTTCTCAGTCACGGCGGCTGCGCCTACATAAATGCCTGGCGCTTCATTCCTTGCACTGCCCAAAAAAGCAATGCGGTCAATAAACACACAGCACCCTTGAGTGCCAATTACGCCCTTTTGTATCTGTGCGCCATCAATTCGTGCGAATGGAAACAAATCCCCCCCCACGTTGTCGAATACCTCAATCGTGTTGCGGTTCAGCGCATAGACCTCATTTCGCAGTTTAAGCAAAGCCACCACTGGGTCAGGGTCAACCTCTGAACTGCCGTATTTCAGCGGATTGACTTGGGTCGGGTCTGACAGTTCAGTGACCACCAAGAACTCACCATCCGTGGTCATAAAATACCCATCCACCCACACCACATCCAGCACCACACCCAAGTCAGGGTCGGTCACTTGAGTCAGGGTAGAGCCATCCCAGTAATACAGCCGACCACCCGATGCAATCGCCAGCTCGTCAAAGCTGTAATCAAATGTTACCAGTTGATTGATTGGACCACCCACATCACCCAGCACGGTTACTGTGCCTGCGCTGTTAATTTCCACCAGCTTTGTACCCATGACCCGATACAGTTCTCCCTGCCAGTTGATGCCGCCACGGTCAATGCCTGGCCCTGCGCCGTTGGACACGATGCCATCGCCTGGTCGCAGAAACCCATTGCTGATGCCTGATTGCTTTGGCACAGGCACAAGGTTGACTGGGTAACTTGTACGCAGTTCAGGGGTGCTGTCGGTGTAGATACCGTTCAGGATTGGTATTTGCATCACTTAGCCTTGTTGCGTTCAGAGATGCGCTTTGCCTTAGCTTTGGCATCTGCCTTTGATGATGCGCCCCAAGCCCTCAAGCTCAACAGCAAGCGGGTAGGCTCACCGTCTTTGTATTCAGGGCCAGCATTGCCCCCCATACGAGCTAGAAACGATGCTCTGCGTGGGTTGTCGCCTGACTTAACTGGTGGCTTGAGATTCATGCCTTCAGCCTTTGCCGCAGCCCTGCCCTTGGCGTTTAAGCCGCCTTTAGGGTTCTGGCCTTCCTTGCGTGCGTAAGCTGGCGTTTTCATCTGAACCCCTTGATCTTTTCGGCAATCTTTTTAGGCTGCTTGGCAAACTGTTTGCCTGCCTTGGTAGCCTCACGCTTTGCCCTTGTGGTTGCCGCATACTCAGCCGCTGTCAGTGACTTGATGGCCTTCTCAGGCAGGTATCTTTCGCCAGTCTCAGACGATGGCTTTCCCGACTTGGTGCGCCATTTCTGCGCCCCCCAGTCTTTGAGGCTTTTTTGTGTGGCTTTCATTTATAACCGCCACCTTTTTCTTTATACTTCTTGGCCAATAGTTGGGCTTTGCGAGCCGACCATTCACCAGCAGCAGTCCCCTGCACAGCCGAACCTTTGATTTCCTCAAAGAGACGCTTACGCATGGTTGGCTTCGTGTAGTTGCCAGCCGCATTGACAGAGGACTTGGGCTTGGTTGCCATTACGCAACCACGCCTTTGATGACTGCAAAGTTAAATACTGGTTGTTCAGTTGTTGTGCCGCCAGTGGTGCGAAAAGTAATGTTAAAACTTCCGTTAACCACCGCAGTAACCATCAAGTCATACAGGTCAGTGCCTGATTTTTGGTTCAAGATGATGACATCGGTTGCCGCCACAGTGCTGTTAGTCACAGTAAAAGTTGCCGCTGTTGCCGAACCTGCTGCGCTGAAAAGAGTAATTGCGCCCGTGGTTTTGTTCAGCACTACGCTTGTGGTTCGACTTGTGCCTTGTGTGACTGCACCGCCTGCACCAGTGGCATAACCCACGCCAGCAGTGCCAGTTGATGCAATCACACCCGTGGCAGTCAGGCTTGTGCCCGTAGCCACACCGATTGCTGGCGTCACCAATGCGGGGCTTGTGAATGTGCCTGTGCTTACAGTTGGGTTTGTGATTGTTGGAGCGGTCAAGGTCGGGCTGGTTGCAAATACCAATACTCCTGTCCCTGTCTCATCGGTCATCGCCGCCCGTAGATTGGCACTTGATGGGGTTGCCAAGAAAGTCTGTATGCCAGCAGCATAAACTGTTTCAGCGTTAATCTGATACCAAGAGTTTGTGGGCTGATAGAACCGAATGGCTGTGGCAGTTCCTGCCGCCAGTGAAGTCGCGCCACCGAAAATAGCAGTTGCACCATTCAACGCAATGGTCAGTGATGTAATTTCTTGCGTGGTGGTAATCAGCACCGTAGTGCCATCAGGCACACCAGTGTTCAAAGGCAGCGTAATCGTGCCAGTTGCCAGCGTTCCAGCGGGTTGCAAAAGCATCCATTGGTCATTGCTAACTGGGGTTGGCACGGTAATATTGAAACCCGAACCCGGCACATATAGATTTGTCGACAGAGTTGGTGATGCAAAAGTCTGCTGGAAAAACGTCAACAGATTGCCAATGGACAAACGTCTTGCATCCCCATTGTTGGGCGAGTAAACGGGTAACTGGTCACCGCTTGAAACAATGCTGAGTACGGGTAACTGATTGATTTGTGGCATGACTGTCCTTAATAGTATTCGAGAGGCCCATCAGGGCCAGCAGTGACTGGGTTGGCTGGTGGTCTGATAAACGGATTATCGTAGACCCTCCAAGGCTTATTACCAGCACCAGCAGGCATTGTTGCAGGCAGTTGCTGTTCAAGCGGGAATGTGGCTCTTTGCAACAGGATGTCATACCCTTGCTTTGCCGTGGTCTTGGTCTCAATCATTACGGTCTTGCCATAACTTGGGGCAAGCCTGATACCAAGACTGCAAATAATTGCTTCATAAGCCGAGTCAGGCACAAGGGTTTCCTCGTCCAAGTCGCTGTCCTGTGGGCTGGATGGCAAAGGGTAACCCAAGCGGATGCCCTTGGCGTTCCAGTCTGCCATCATTGCATCAAGGCGGCGCAGGGCAGATTCCAACTGCTCTGGTTGCAAGTCAAAGACGTAAGACGCAAGCCCGATTTCCTCAAAGGCGGCACTTACAAACTGTCGTTTTGTGTAGCCCATGCTGATTCCTCAATGTGTTTCAGAAGTGTCGCATCTGACCAACGTTTGTCAACCTTCAAGCCCATCAACTCTGCCTGTTGCAACATTTCCTCACGGGTCGGTGCGGTGTCCTCAACAGAAGTTTCCTCAATGGGAGTTTCAATAACTTCAGGCGTTTCAATAGGCGCAACCCGTTTGCCAATCGGCGATGGGTGAACCTGCTTGTTTGCTTTGCGCTCTGCGGCCTGAGACTTTTTCAGCTTGCGCTTTTGCAACCGCAACTCCTTCCACGGGGAAAGAGTCTTGGTCTTGACGATTGCGGCTGACTTGATCATTTCTTTTTCATTGGTGCTTTGCTAGGCTTGCCAGCGGCTTTTGCCGATTTGCTTGCCATGCCAAGTGCCATTGCAACGGCTTGCTTTTGGGGCTTGCCTGACTTCATTTCCATCGCAATATTCTTGCCGATGGTCTTTTTGGAATAACCTTGCTTCATTGGCATTTCGATCTCCATGTAAAACAGGCCAACATCTCTGCTGGCCTGTTAGGGTTTATCAACCGACGCGATACGCAGTGAATGTATCAGCGGCAGTCTTACGCAAACGGAACCGAGCAACAGAGCCTGTGGTAGCACCAGTTGCAGCAGAACCCACGATGGATGTAATGCCTGTGTTGACCGTGATGGTCAAAGCATATGCAGCCAAAGTGATAACGCTGAAGTCAAACGAATCACCAATCGCCCACTCAGTTGCCAAGTCAAGGTTTGCACCTGTTGGCAGTTGAATATCGCGTGATGCGGTTGGGGTTGCCGTAATGATGCCAGTCAGCACATTGGCTGCTGTGGCAATCATTGAACCGCCATCTGCAATGTTGGCTGGCGCACCCTGAGGTTGCCAGTTGCCATTGTTGCTGATGTCAGGTGCTACACCAATCGAGTAGTACGCACCCGATGCACCAGCTTGAATAGTCACGCTGGTGGCATTGGTGAATGCGCCCGACACATAAGTGGTGTTGTCAACCGTGGTCAACAAGTCCTGTGATTCAGGGAAATTGGGGTAACCAACTTCTTGAAATACACTTGCTGGCGAGTAGGCTTGAACGGCGATTTTCTCGCCTGCTGGCACAGTAACGGTGGCCGTGCCTTGTGCAAAGATTACGTTGTAACTCATGATTTTTCCTTAAGGTGTTTGGTTGAACAACAGGATGCCTGACATCTCTGGCTGTTTGTTAACCACGCCAAACAAGGTATCCAAACGATACTTGGTTTTCATGGTGTTGACATCGTATTGCTTCTGCATGACCAGCTCGATGCCCTGATCGGTGGAGGCACGCATCACTGCGACACCAGCATCAGACGGGACAGCGTAACGACCAGGCAGAATCTCCAGCGCATCTTTCTGCCAGAAGCAGTTAATAGGTGCGGCATCGACATTCAAACGGTTGATGGTGCGACCAGAGGCGGCAGTCACGATACAGTTTTGATACTGCAACTCGGCATCAGTTCCACCTTGGGCAGAAATGATTGGAGGTGTGATAACGCAAGTGGTTGCATTGGTCACGCTCACAACACGGAAGGTCTTGGAGAAACCAGTACCTTGTTTGGTGATGTGATGGACAGCCTCAACGCCTTCGATCTCGATGGCAGTACCTGCTGGCAAGTCGGTGGTGCTGGACACGGTAATCGTTTGGAAACGATTGTCCACGTTGGCAGTTTCACCAGTGACCGCAGTTGAGGTGGCGACAGGCACATAGTAGTTATTTGCCGAGGCCAAAGTGCTCATCGTTGGGTCAGAACCAGTTGCCGCTGCAATACGGTTTGCGTAGTCCAGTTTGTAGGTCTCAAAGCCTGCGACCATACCAACGTAAGAACGCTCAAACGCATTGTTTGACTTGTTACCAGCAAAACTACGAGATGCAGTTCCTGACAAAGCAGTACCACCAGCAATGTTGCCAGCGATTCCGTTGTAGTCACGACTGGACAATGCCAAGTAACGGTCAAAGGCTTGTACGCCCTGCTCGTTCATGATGCTGTCGCACAAAGCGATGTCGTCATAGTCACCAGCGGCTGTGCTGACAGTGACCACCAACGAACCGAGGTTTGCGGCAGTGTTCATGATGGCGATGTTGATGTCGGATGCAAGTTTCTGCTTTGCGGCTTCGCCCAAGCGACCCTCTTGCAGTGCATCACGCAATTCCAATGCGTCCAGAATGAACGGCACAGACTTTTGAAAGCCGAGTGTCGCTGGGACTGAAAGCTGGGTGTATGCGCCAAAGTTGCCAGTCTGGTCCATGCCATCGTACGACTGTGCGATGTAGGGCTGTGGACGATAGATGACGTTATTGGTGCGTTCCATCATCGAACCATCTGTGTTGTAGATGGACACGTTGCGGGACAGCACCAAAGCATCGTTAAAGCCTTCGAGGATGTCCTCGAACGCTACGCGCTCTTCTTTACTGAATGAATTGCTCATGGAAAACTCCTAATTGGTTTATTTAGTAGCTGATCGTTTTTGCGCTTTGTAGGCAATGACTTTCGTCATGTTGCCAGTACGAGCCGCATCTTCTCTCAGCCGTTCAAGTGTTGAGTCCACCGCACCAGAGGAACGCCCAGTTCCTGTAACGATTCTTTCGGGTGCGGGTGCTTGCCTGCGATTTGTAACTTTCAAGTCTTTCTCCAGTTTTGCTACCGCAAAGGCAAACTTTACGGGGTCTTTGATTTCAGCCAACTCTTTAGCCTTTGCAGGGTTCTTTCCGAGTGCGTAAACAACGAGTGCAGGGTTATCTGCACCTTGCAGCAAAACGCCTTGCTGGGTGATAGAAAAAACTTGTTGAGCAACTTCTTCAGCATCTTCAAAGTCCTTCACTCTTAGCTCGGCTTTCGCCTTGCCGTAACCATCCAACTTGGCTTGCCATGCCTTTTGCTGATTCATAACTTCAGCTTCTTGCTTGGCGTTAGCATCATCAGCTTGTCGCTTGCGCTCAAACCAATTTGCCAATGCTTCCTCGTACTTATCAGCGTCATAGTCGTGATCTTCCAGCTTGGGCTTATTTCCAATCACCACTGGTTTGGTCTCAGGTGGTGCGGCTTGTAGCCTGCCTTGCAATTCACGGTTCTGCCGTTGCAGTTCTCGGTTCGTCTTACGCAACTCTTTTACCCATTCAGGCGCAGGAGTATGTTCTTCGGGAGGTGGCGCTTCCTCACCAATGCTGACAACAACTTCTTCGGTATCTTCTGGT